ATAACCAAGTATTAATTTAAAACCAAAACCAATGACTTATTTTTATTATAAGACCAGCACTTGGGGTAACTCCAACCCACAAGTACCCGAGGAAACCAAAGACTTTTGGAAACACCTTGTCATGAAAAAAAACTGGAGAATTGTTCAATTACCAAATGGTTTCTACCAAACAGAGTATAAAGATCTAGAAGATAAATGGATCGATGTTACGCGTAGAGAAACTTTAGAAAGTGCAGAAGCTGCTATTGATGGTAGCATCGATCACTATGAAAAGAAACTAGAGTTTATAAAAGGACCTAAGGTAATTAAAACCTTTGAATAAAATAAATTAAATCTAATCAAATCAAATTATGTCAGACAAAATTGTCAAAAATCTTAACTTTGGCCAAGATGCTAAAGATAAGGTATTTAAAGGAATAGAAAAACTCACAAAAGCTGTTAGCTCCACATTAGGGGCTAGCGGCCAATGTGTTATACTTGAAAATGATCAAGGAAGACCTATAATAACTAAAGATGGAGTAACGGTAGCTGAGTCTATTGTTTTGCTAAATCCAGTTGAAAATATGGGCGCAACATTATTAAAGCAAGCAGCAAAACAAACAGTGCAAGATGCTGGTGACGGCACAACCACTGCAACAGTTATAGCCCACGCTATATTGATTGAAGCTAGCAAAAAAGATGCTAGTATAAGAGAAATAAAAGAAGGTATAGACGAAGGCGTAAAAGAGGTCATAGAATATTTAGAAAATAAATCTATTAAAGTTTCAGGTGACATGATTGATCAAGTTGCATCTATATCTACTAATAATGATAAAAAATTAGGAGCAATAATAGGTAAGGCTTTTAAAGAGGTAGATGAAACTGGAGTTGTTATAATGGAACCAACAACAAACACAGACACTACAGTAGAAATTGTAGATGGTGTTCAATATAGCAAAGGATTAACTAATGACCACTTTATAACAAGTAAAGAAAAAAGAGTATCAGAGTTAGACAATCCTTGGGTTTTAATAATTGAATCACCAGTAAACACAGTAAGACAAATACAATCTATACTGGAGTTTGTTATAAAAAACAATAAACCTTTGCTTATTATAGGGGACTTAGAACCTCAAGTGGCTAATGCTTTAGCTATGAACAAAGTAAAAGGTAACATTAAAATAAATGTTATAAACGCTCCTACTTACGGTATTAACAAAAAAGATACTTTAAGTGATTTATCGATACTAACAGGCGCTACTGTTATTAACGAAGAATTAGGTGATGATCTAAATATTATACAACAAGAGCATTTAGGAACATGCATAAAAAGTACTACAAATGATAACGAAACTATTATACAAGTTGATACATCTAATAGCGAGGTTAAACTCTTGGTGGAAGAAGTTAAAAGACAATTGCAAGAAGCTAATTCACCAGGTGAAATCATTCAGCTTGAAAAACGCCTTGCTCGTCTCGCCGCTAAAGTGGCTGTTGTCAAAGTTGGAGCCAACTCAGAAGTAGAGCTAAAAGAAAAAACAGATAGAATAGAAGATGCTATATGCGCAACTAAAGCAGCTATAAAAGAAGGTATTGTTCCAGGTGGAGGAGTTGCATTATATGATGCCGCTTTATTTATAAAACCAAAAACAGAAGGACACGCGGCTTTAATACAAGCTTTGAAGTATCCTTTTAAAACAATACTAGAAAACGCTGGGCTGGTTGATTATAATTTACCTTCAGGAAAAGGAGTTGGTATAAACGTAATAACTGGCGATGAAGTAGATATGATAAAAGAAGGTATAATAGATCCTTTATTAGTTACTAAAAGCGCTTTGAAAAATGCCGCATCAGTAGCGTCTACAATACTATCAACAGACTGTGTAATTAATAACTTAAGAGTTGGAGATGAAAGCAGTAGGTAGAAATATTTTAATAAAACCTTTTAAAAAAGGTACGGAAAAAACTAAAGGAGGTTTATTACTATCTGAAGTACAAAGAGCCGATGTTAGATATCATAAAGGAAAAGTGCTTAGCGCTGGGGATCAAGTGTGTGGTATAAAAATAAATGATGAGATATTCTTTGACAAAAGCTCTTATCATAGAATAGATATAGATAATGAAAATTATTGTATCGTTAAAGACACAGACGTTGTTATAGTTTTGTAATGCGAATAGATCCTAACGATATAAAAGAATTAAATTTACTTAAACATTATAGGATAATTAGAAAATGGGTTTGTAAAAACAACAAACTTACAGACGCAGAGTTTGAACTTTTAATATATCTTGATTGCAAAGGTATGTTTACCAAGCATGATTTTGAAATTGGTACTTACTCTTATAGTTGGAATAATAGACGCTGGAACAAGTTGTTAAAAGAAGATTGGATATCGGTTTGGAGAAAACAAAACCGCACCACTCAAAAATATAACATATACAAAGTTTCATTTAAGTGTAAGCAACTTATTAAAAGAGTGTACCGTATTATGCTTGGATTAGAAGATATACCTGTAAGTGAAAGAAGAAATAAAATAATGAAAGGTAAAAGCTATATGGATAAAGTTTTAATAACATCTATATACAATGTAAACAAAGATAAAAATAGATAAATATGGGAGCAGCAACTGCAGCTATATCGGATAGAAAAGCTGGTAGAAGTCTTAGAGGCATGACTGATGAAATGCTACAATCTAAGATGGCCAAGTTTTCTAAATTTAAAGGTAAAGGCGGATTTTTTGGCAAGATGTACGAAAAGTTTGGAGCTAGGTATCAAAGCGAAATAGATAGAAGATCCTCAGCAGCTAATGCAGCGTCTGCAGTGGGGGATTTACAAGGTAACTTTACTGATTTAGGAACTAGAGTTTCAGAGTTAGAGTCTAAAATTGGAGAACTATCTAGTGACCCAACGTCAATAGAGTCGGCTATTGAAAATCCAGTTGCTGAAGAACCTGTGGTTGAAACTCCAACAGTAGGTGCTCCAACACCTGGTAGTACTGTAGGTTCTTTTAGAAGAACACAAAAACCAAATACATCATTAACTGGGTCAATAAATACCGTGGGAACATTAAACAATGGTTCAATGTTTTCGCCGCTATCTCAAAAATCCGCTAACGCTATTTATGGTAGTGAATTAGAAAGAAATAGATCATTAAAAAGATAATCATGGCAAAACAATGTAATTATAAAAAGAAAGGTTTTAGACAGATGAGTATGGAAGCAGATCCGTATGAGTTAGACTCTATGAATACCAACATGAGCAAGCAAAGCAAAACTACAGCTGAAGCCATATACGGTGATCCTCAAGGTGCTATGATGGTTGGTAATGTTCAATTACAACAACAAGATACTAGCGCTTATTCAAAACCAGCAGGTGTAATGCAATCGTCTAGTGGTTTTGGTTTTGATAGTTCTATACCATCTTTCCGCCAGCATACACTCCAACCGGTAAATCTTTCTCACACTTTTACTGGCAGTGTAGGAAATGTTCAAAACGTTCAACAAGATACTAGTGGATACACAGCTACTAGTCCAGCACTTGGTGGTGCATTAACTGGTGACACCGCGAATGACGTGGCATATTTTAGTAGCACAAACAATAGCGTTGATGAAGATAAAGGAAATACGGGTTGGGGTGCTGGAGCTTTATATAGAGATGCAAACACGCTTGAAGCAAAAAGGGCTGCCGCAGAAAAAGCTGGTAGATTTAAAAAAGAAGCTAGAATAAAAAAACGAATAGAAAACTTCGAAGCTAGAAACGACACTGATGATACTACTAATCCTACCGGAAAGTTTAACGAGTTTACTAAAAAGATTAGTGACGGTATAGGTGGATTATTTAAGAAAAAACCTTAAAATTTAAAAAACAATAAACATGCATAAACCAGGACATTACGCAAACGACCCACACGCAGAAAAGATGGGTAAAGGAAAAGTTGGTATAGTAGGTGAATCCGCTATATGGGACGGACCATTAGATCAAAGAGGTAGATTACATGCACCAGGCTCAAGCTCAGGCATAACAGGTATGCAGGTGCAAAAATACCCTACAAAATACGTGGCTGGACCTATAACTACTATAGCTAAACACGGGTAAAAATGACAACTGCAGATCTAAAATTATACGCCATGAATGGCGGAGCTATGGCTATATCTATGACGCAAATTGATATGATACTTAAAATAACTTTATTAGTAGTTACTATTGGTTATACAATTCACAAATGGATAAATCTTAAAAACGAAAAGTAATTGAGGGAAATAGATAAAATAATTATCCATTGCTCTGCTACGCAAGAAGGTAAAGAAATATCTGCTTCAACCATAGATAAATGGCATAAAAAAAGAGGGTGGCGAGGTATTGGTTACCATTATGTAATAGGTTTAGACGGTATGATTGAATACGGTAGACCTATAACAGAAACTGGCGCTCATGTAAAAAATCACAATAAGGGTAGTATAGGTATTTGTTATATTGGTGGAGTTGAAGCTGAAAGAGGACCTGATGGAGACTGGATAGCTAAAGATACTAGAACACCTGATCAAATAGCTACATTACTAGAGTTATTAAGAATATTAAAAAAGCTGCATCCAAAAGCAACAATACACGGCCACAACGAGTTTGCGGCTAAGTCTTGTCCGTGCTTTGATGTTCAAGCTGAATATTGCAACTTATAAAATGGCAAATAAATTTAAAAAATCAGACTTAGCTTGTAATAAACCAAAGAAAACTCCTGGGCATAAAACAAAGTCTCATATAGTAAAGGCTTGTAAAGCTGGTAAAGAAAAAATTATTAGGTTTGGACAGCAAGGTGTAAGCACGGCTGGTAAAAAGAAAGATGCTAAATCAAAAGCAAGGCGTGCGAGCTTTAAAGCTAGACATGCTAAGAATATAAAGAAAGGCGTGTTCAGTGCCGCGTACTGGGCTAATAAAGTAAAATGGTAAATTATGGCAAATGAATTCCCAAAAATAGATAAAAAAAACGAAGGCAAATTTAAAGCTTGGATTAAAGCTAATATGAAAGGCGTTGATACTTGCTCGGCTGCTAGTAAAGTAATGGCTAACAAAGATGACTATTCTACAAATGTGGTTGAAATGGCAAACTATGCAAAGAATATGGGTTGCAAATCTAAAGGTGGACCTAACCAGAAATCAGATGGTGATGAAAAAGGTAAAAAGAAATTACCACCGTTTTTAGAATACAAAGATGGTAAAGTTGTAAAAAAGAAAAAGTAATGGCATTTAAAATGAGAGGATTACACCAAATGTCATATGGTGATTCTGCTAGCGGTAGTACAACTCAACAGCCAATGTTGTCTGAGTATAAAGAAGATGGTTTATTTACTAAACTAAAAACTATAATTAGTAATCCTTTTGATGCATTAAAAGTGGCATATCAAAATGGAAGATCTGATTTTGGAGATTACACCCATTCAAGCTTGACAAACTTAAGGAGAGCAAAGGAAGCCGCTGAAAATGGTAATGAAGACGCCAAAAAAAGCTTTGATAGAACTGGTGCTTTTAATACAGCTGCTAGTTTAACACCTTACGCTATGGCTGCTTCAACGGCAGCTGACTTAGTTTCAGGTGATCCTACTGGAGCTATACTAAAAAAGGTTAATAAAATACCTGGGGTTAAAAATCTAATTAAAGATCCTAAACAAGCTGCAAAATTAGCTAAAGGAGTATATAAAACTTATAAAACAAATAAAACAATTTAACTATGGATAAATCTTGTTGTGACTACGAAAAAGGTCATTATGGAAAATACACGGGGAATCACCCTCATTACGCTAAACACGATCAACATGGACATACACATGTGACAGACTGCAATGCTGCAGCCGCTGAAAGAGATGATAAAGCTCATATGGATTATTTAAAAAGAGACGTTCTTTATGATAACTCTCATGGGCATAGCGATGAAAAAATGACAGCTGACGAGAAGCATATTTCTAAATTAGCTGGAGATGTTAAATATGATGAATCACATCACTAATAAATAAATAAATTATGGCTTATAAAAACGATAGTAATATAGCGCACTGTGGCCCAGCTCACCAAAAAAGTGCAGGAGTTAAAATGATGGGCGGATCATTCTGTTCTAAGCATATGCAAAGTAGTGCTTATTTCAAAAACATGCCAATTGTCTCAGATCAAAACCCTGATAAAAAAGGAGCGTAATGGATAGAGGTTTAGGAGATTTTATAGAAAATAAAATAACTCGACCTACAGGAATTAAGGCTGCTGTTAATATGTTATCAGAAGGGCTTGGTATTCCTTGTGGTTGTGAAAGTAGAAAACAAGCATTAAATAGAATGATGCCTTTTAATAAAAAATAATATGGCTTTTAAACTAAGTAATCCTCCATATTCCGAAAGCATAACACCCATTTATGAAAGAGACTTAGGGCCTGGTGTATTAGGTGAATCACTTAAAAATCAAGTGATAATACTTAATGACAAGCTAGATCCTAAATTTCATAAAGAAGTTGAAGGGCACGAGAATGTTCATGTAGCTCAAATGAAATCTGGAGACTTAGATTACGACGACAATAACATATATTGGAAAGGCGAAACAATACCAAAGCATAGTGCTAGAGCTATGTCGGGTGATCCTAAACAGTTAGGATATGAAGCTCAAGCTTATAATATTTCTGGCACAAAGTACAAAGATAACAAATATAACGTATAAAATTAAAACTATGGCATTTAAAATGAAAGGCATGGCGCCGATGGAAGAACCAATCGGAGCTGGCATAAACCAAAGAACAAACCTTGGAAGAGGTTTAGGTACTATTTTTGGTAGTAAAGAAAAAAGAGATAGAAACAAAGCTTACTTTAAAAAGAAAAGAGAAGTTAGAAAAGCTTTAAAAGAAGATGGTACATACGGCGACACTAATAATGAAACTGGAATGGAACTTACTGGAAGAGGCGTAAACTCAGGTCAGTTTACTAATTTCGGTAAAAGCACGGCTAGAACAAGAGGTAAAGCCGCTAAAGAAGTTGCTTTATCACACTTTGGTGATGAACAATATTTTGATAGAAATAACTACTCAGGAGCTGCCACTACTAAAAAAGTAAAAAAGAAAGATATAAATGCTAATGCTAATGCTTATGCTAGTGCAAATTCTAATAAGTTACTTTCTGTAGACGCTGATATTGATGTTAACAAAACTAAATATATAAAAGACGACGCTAAGGTTTATAAAACAAATATAACTCCTGAATCTATTCAAGTAATTCCTGGTGTAACTACTCCAGGTGCTACAAGAACAGAAACTTTTGATAACGTACCAGATGCAGAAAAAAGAAACCAAGAACTTCTTTCGACTCCTGGCGTACTTAAAATAAAAAAGGCAGAAGAAAAGGGTGTTGATATGAAGAGTGGTTTAGGTTTTAACATGAAAAGTAATATTTACGAATTAAGTGGTGCTAAAGCTAGAATAATGCAATCATCAAACCCAAACCCTATAACAACAAGTTCTGAAGAACACGAGTTCGACTTTGGTGGTGGTAGTACGGAGACTTCAAGTCAAGAAGCTTACAAAAAACCAGGAAGTTCTGGTGGTCCAAAAGCTCATGAAATAGGTGGTGAAGTATACGAAAAGTATAAAAGAGAAAAATCTAGATGCGAAAAAAATCCTAACGCAGAAGGTTGTACGGGTTTTAATAAACCTGGAAAAGACTTACCTGGCATGAACACTTCTAACACTAATATTACTTTAAGTTATCAAGAACCATCAACTACAACACCTGATCAAACTATAGTTACACCAGAGAAAAAAGAAACTACAGGAACTTCTATAGGCGGTCAAACAGGTAAAAAAATCGGAGTAGATGTAGATGCTGATATTAAGGGCAAACTACCTAAAATTAAACTACCTAAAATTAAACTACCAGAAATAATTACTGACGCTAACAATGATGGAACTGCTATAGGTAGAGGTATTAGAAAGTTTAAAAAGAAAAGAAAGGAAAAGAAAATTGCTAAAAATGTAGCAAGAGGTAATTGTCCTCCTTGTCCTCCATGCGATTAATATGAGTATTAAGGGTTATAAAAAAGATAGTCCCGACGTTAACAAACCATATAACGTTATTCCCGGAGGTCATATAACTATGAAAGGTGTAGAGTTTAAAGTACTTGGCACTGATGATAGAGGATATACTAAAGTTATGTATCCTGGTTACGATTATACGTTTCCTGGAGCGAAGTATGTTATTGAAAAGAAAATGTAATGACGGATAAAAAAAGAAAAAAGTTTAAAGACACTAAGGTCGGACAATTTTTATTAGGTAAATCAGGTCTTGTAAAAGCCATAGGAGATGTGATGCCAGATAAAGGTTTGTTAGGCGTAGTTAAAAACTTAATAAATAACGACCCAGAATTACCACAACAAGATAAAGAAGTAGCTTTAGCTTTATTAAAACAAGATATAGTAGAAGCACAAGAAATAAGTAAGCGCTGGGAAAGCGATATGACATCAGATTCTTGGCTTAGTAAAAATACTAGGCCTATGACTTTGATATTTTTAACAGTATCTTTAATAGTATTTATACTATTAGATAGTTTTAATATAGAGTTTGGAATAGACTCAGGCTGGATAGATTTGTTAAAATCACTTTTAATAACAGTGTATGTAGCTTACTTTGGTTCGCGTGGAGCGGAAAAGTTTAAAAGTATAGGTAATAATAAATAATAGAGTAACTAATTAAATTTAATAAAATGGCAAAAATAAAAAAAGCAGAACTAGAAAAAGTTGTAAAACAACAAGAAACATTAAAAGAATACTTAGTAGGAGTTGGTGGTTTAGAATCTCAAAAACACTCATTACTACATAGAATAGGTGCTTTAAATGAAGAGATTGAAAGTACTAAAAAAGAATTAGAAGAAGAATATGGTGCTATAAACATAAACCTAGAAGACGGTACTTATACTGAGATCGAAAAAGAAGATGGAAAGTAAAATTAGAAAAATCAGTATAGGCTCTGATTACAAGAACGATGCAATGCATTATTCCGTAGGTCAAGAAGTTTATGGTGGTCATACTATATCCAACATCTTGCTTGATGATGATAACTCTTACAATATTTACATAAAGAAAAACAACGAGATATTGCCATGGAAAAAGTTTAATACTAACATGGCTATATCCGTTGAGTATGATTTACAATATTGATGGAAGCAGTTTGGAATTTTTTAGTAAAACCTATAGGTGATAGGTATGATAATTCTATAAAAATAAACAATAAAAATTTAATACTAAATACTAGTATTGAAAAATTTAAGTTTATAAGTAATAGGGCTATTATAGTTAAAACACCTAAAGCTTTTAACACTGTTTTAAAAGAAGGTGATGAAATAGTAATACACCATAATGTTTTTAGAAGATACTACAATCAGAGAGGCAAAGCGGTTGATAGCAGTAAAAAGTTTATAGATGATTTGTTTTTTTGTCAACCTGATCAAATATATTTATATAAAACAGATGATAAATGGAGATCATTTGGTGATAGATGTTTTGTAGCGCCTATAAAAAATAAAGATCCTCTAACGCTAGATAAAGAGCAAAAGAATATTGGTATACTAAAATATGGTAATAAGCTCTTAGAAGCAAGGGGAATAAACGAGAGAGACCTTATAGGGTTTCCTAGTATGAGAGAGTTTGAGTTTATAATAGATAACACGCGTCTTTATTGTCTACATATAGACGACATTTTAATTAAATATGAATACAAAGGAAACGAAGAAGAATATAATCCAAGCTGGGCAAAGAGCAGTTGAGGAATTAATAAAGGTAGCTAAAGAACCTATTGTAGATTCGGACGACGATATATCTGCTGATCGTTTAAAAAACGCAGCGGCAACAAAAAAATTAGCTATATTTGATGCGTTTGAAATACTTCAACGTATACAAGAAGAAGAAAATATGTTAAATGAAAAACCTAAAAAAACAAATGAAAAAGTTTTTAAAGGTTTTGCAGAAGGTAGGTCCACGTAATGTATAATCAAGAGTTATATAAAATACTAAAAGACCACGTTAAGCCTCATGTTCTTACAAAATTAAACAAAGGTAAGAAATGGGATTATGGTTATAACGAAGAGCATGATATTGTAGTTATAAGTAAAAGTGGCCAAATAGGTGACATATACGAAATACAAAATTTAAAAATAGCGCTACCTAAGAAATCAGATGTAATTAAATTTAAATCTGATAAATGGACAAGAACAAACATACCCGAAGAGTTAAAAAGAATAAAAACAAGATTTGATTGGGAAGAATACCCTCTTGACTTTAAAGAACATTGGTATGATTACATTGATAAAGAGTTTACGAGGCGTGAAGAAGGGTTTTGGTTCTATAATAAAAATTTGGCTACTTACATTACTGGTACTCACTATATGTACCTGCAGTGGTCCAAAATTGATGTTGGGAAACCAGACTTTAGGGAAGCAAATAGATTATTCTACATTTTCTGGGAAGCTTGTAAAGCCGATGTCAGGTGTTATGGAATGTGCTATCTTAAAAATCGTAGATCGGGATTTTCATTTATGGCCTCAGGAGAGGTGGTTAATCTCGCAACTATTAATTCCGATTCACGGTACGGAATATTGTCCAAATCTGGGCCCGACGCAAAGACAATGTTCACTGATAAAGTCGTCCCAATATCGGTCAATTATCCGTTCTTTTTCAAACCGATACAGGACGGTATGGACCGTCCCAAGACCGAGCTTGCCTACAGGGTACCAGCGTCCAAATTCACCAGGAGGAAACTCCTCGCCAACGAGACCCAGCAAACCCTTGCCGGACTCGATACCACTATTGATTGGAAAAACACGGGCGATAACTCCTACGATGGGGAGAAACTTAAACTCCTCGTCCACGATGAATCCGGTAAATGGGAAAGGCCCAACAACATCCTCAACAACTGGCGTGTTACGAAAACCACCCTTAGACTAGGTAGTAGAGTAGTAGGTAAATGCATGATGGGATCAACTAGCAACGCGCTAGATAAAGGTGGAGAGAACTTTAAAAAACTTTACTATGACTCAGATGTTACAAAAAGAAACGCCAATGGACAGACTCGCTCAGGATTATATAATCTGTTCATACCTATGGAATGGAACTACGAAGGATACATTAATTCTCATGGCTTACCTGTATTCGATAACCCAGAAGAGAAGTGTTTTGGACCGCATGGTAACGAAATAAAATTAGGTGTAATAAATTATTGGCAAAATGAAGTTGATGGTTTAAAAGGCGATCAAGAAGCTTTAAACGAGTTTTATAGACAATTTCCAAGAACAGAGCAACACGCTTTTAGAGACGAGGCAAAATCTTCTTTATTTAATTTAACTAAAATATATCAACAGGTTGATTACAATGAAGATCTTAGGAATTCTAATATAATAACAAAAGGTTCTTTTAGATGGGAAAATGGACAGAAAGACACTAAGGTTGTATTTTATCCAAACAATGACGGTAGGTTCTTAATTAGTTGGGTTCCACCATTACATTTACAAAATAAAATAGTTTTAAAAAGAGGTGCTAAGTATCCAGGAAACGAACACGTTGGCGCATTTGGTTGTGATAGTTACGATATATCTGGTACGGTTGACAGGAGAGGATCTAACGGATCTCTACACGGTTTAACTAAATTTAGTATGGAAGATGCACCCGCTAATCATTTCTTTTTAGAATATGTAGCAAGACCTCAAACAGCAGAGATATTTTTTGAAGATGTTTTAATGGCTTGTGTTTTTTACGGCATGCCAATACTTGCTGAAAACAATAAACCTAGATTACTATATCATTTTAAAAGAAGAGGTTACAGAGGTTATAGCATGAACAGGCCTGATAAATTAAAACTATCAATAACAGAAAGAGAAATTGGTGGAGTGCCAAACTCAAGTGAAGACATGAAGCAAGCACACGCTGCAGCTATAGAAACATATATAGAATCTCATGTAGGATTATTACCAGAAGGTTATGGAGACATGTATTTTCAAAGAACATTAAATGATTGGGCTAGATTTGATATAAATAATAGAACAAAGCATGATGCTTCTATTAGTTCTGGTTTAGCTTTGATGGCATGTAACAAACATAGGTATAGACCAATAGCAGAAAAAATAGTAAAATCAGTTTCTTTGGGTTTTAAAAAATATGATAACAAAGGAGATACTTCAAAAATAATTAAGTAAATGAATATATACACAAATCCTAATAGTTCTTTCCCTAGTCAGGTAGTACCAGATGAAGAGAAAAGCACACAAGAATATGGATTAGCAGTCGCAAGAGCTATAGAAGGCGAATGGTGGGCTGGTGATAGAGGTATTGGAGCAGGAGGAAGATTTGGAACAAACTGGCAATATTTCAACACATTAAGGCTTTATTCAAGAGGAGAACAATCTGTACAAAAGTACAAAGATGAGTTATCAATTAATGGTGATTTAAGCTATTTAAATTTAGACTGGAAACCAGTTCCTATTGTTTCTAAGTTTGTAGACATACTTGTAAATGGTATGTCAGCTAAAGTTTACGATATAAAAGCTTTTGCTCAAGACCCTGAATCAGTTAAACAAAGAACTAACTATGCTGCGGGTTTAATGAGAGATATGTATGGAAAAGATCTTTTAAATGAAACTAAAGAAAAAACTGGTTTAGATTTTTTCACAGTAACAGATCCAGACTCTCTTCCTCAATCTCAAGATGAAATAGACCTTCACATGCAGCTTAGTTATAAGCAAGCAATAGAAATTGCAGAAGAAGAATTAATTGAAAATGTTTTGCAGAGAAACAAATATCAATTAACAAAAAGAAGAATAATAAATGATTTAGTTGTTTTAGGTATAGGAGCTAGTAAAACTAGTTTTAATTTATCAAATGGAATAACTGTTGAATATGTAGATCCAGCTAATTTAGTTTATTCTTATACAGAAGATCCTAATTTTGAAGATATATATTACGTTGGAGAGGTTAAACAAATAAGTTTAGAAGAACTAAAGAAGCAGTTTTCTTATTTAACGACTGAAGATTTAAAGCAAATAGAAAAATTCCCTGGTAATTCTAATTTTAGGAATAACTACTCCGGTCAGTATGATAATAATAATACTGTAAACGTTTTATATTTTGAATACAAAACATATCAAGATCAAGTTTGGAAAATAAAAAGATCTGAAAATGGCTTAGAAAAAGCATTAGAAAAGCCAGACACATTTAATCCCCCTAAAAATGATAATTTTGAAAGAGCTTCTAGATCTATAGAAGTTTTATATAGCGGAGCTAAGATATTAGGTTTTGATAAAATGCTAA